TGTGAAATTCCTGAGTTAGAACGCGAGATCCGTTCTAAGCTTAATTCCAATGATCGGAATTATATCCAAGTTTATATTGAAGAAAATGGGCTTGGTGAGGGAACTGTTCACAGGTTTGAACGGGAATTCAAAGAGGTTGAAGGATTCCGAACTACGATTCGGACTAAGGAATCAATTTACAATCTTGCAAAGAATAAAATGCAGTCTGGTGATTTAGATATTCCTGATAGAGAAGATCTGTTATCTCAACTCCGAACTATTGAGTATGAGAACACAGAGCGTGGGAATATGAAAATATTCGCGCCGGAGAATCAACATGATGACATGGCTGATTCAATGGCTCTTGCGATTGCAGCTAAATCTGGAGATAAGTTTGTTGAGAGGCAAGAAAGATTTTATTCTTTCGGCGGTTCAAACACAACGATTAATAAAAACAATAGAAGAAATCGAGCGTATTCATTTAATTAATTATGAGTATCCGGTCTAGAATAACTAATACAAGCGGATTGGTAGTTGAAGAGTTACAAAGAGCTACTTCTGAACCGGATGCAAGATCTGTTGATGATCTCGGTACTAGCTCTTTTGGTTATAATAAAACGACTAGTTCTGGTACTGTAGATAAGCATTTCCCACAGAGGCAAAAATTGAGCAGGTATTGGGAAATTTATAAAGAGGTTTCCATTATCAGACAACCAATCCGCACCTTTTCCTCTGAAGTTATCGGACCCGGATATTATGTTGATACAGATAATCAGGAGTTGAAAGAGGAACTTGAAAATTGGTTGCAGCATTGTGCTATTGTAAGTGGAGAAATTGATGAAGATTTCTCTATTCTTCTGAAAAAGGCTCAGATTCAAAGAGAGGTTAAAGGAACTGCTCTTTGTGAGAAGGTCACGGATGAAGATGGTGACTTGTATGGTTTCAAACTTATGAAACCTGAAACAGTTCGGGCCTTTACTAAACCCGGTCAGACAGTCCTCCTTCCTCCTGATTATAGTCCTGACGAGGCCGAAGAAAACAGTAGTGGAATATTGAATCGTCTTATTAGAAATCAGGATTTCTATAAAAATGATGATGGTGAGGTTGCTGCGTATGTTCAACTGGATGAATCGGTAGCTGGTTCGGATAACGGTTTTTATATTCCATTTACGCGGGATCAGATTATTAAATTGACCCGTGATTCTGATGTTGGAAGTATTTTTGGAGTAAGTCGAATTGCCGCTGTTGAAGACCGTCTTAACAGCCTTTTGAAGAAGCTTGATGATAATGATAAAGCTATAGAGTCTGTTTCACAACCATTCCAACTATTTAAATTTGGTGTAGGTGATTCTGGTCCGTGGGAACCTGAAAAGATTGGAGATTTCATGGATGAACATCACCCATCGCAATTTGAACCCGGAATGAAGCAAGGTGTTCAGGGTGATATTGATGTTGATACTATTTCGGGTGAAGTTGCTCCAATTACAGAATTTCTTGATTGGGATTTGAATTGGATTATTTCTGAAATGCCAATGCCGAAATATGCACTTGGTGGTTTCGAAGGTGATGTGAATCAATTCGTTTCTCGATCACAGGAAACTAGGATTGAAAAACAGATTCGGGAAGCTCGGAGAGAGATTGAGAATGAATGGACACCTGTTCTTGAGCAGAAGGCAGAAGAACTAGGGTATGATCCAGAGGATCTTGATGGACTTGTTATTGGTGAAGATCCTGCTGATCTAAATCTTGTCAAGCAAGCACAGAGAGAACAAGAAAGAGCGGGAGATAATACTGGAGAGGGAGGAACCGATTTCACTCGTCCTCCTGCTTCTTCTGAGGCTCCAATTTCGGGGGATGAAGAATAATGGCTATAAACAATTCTAATGTAGGAAATCGTGGTTTTCTCAGTGATGAAATTAATGAAGATGGATTATATCCCATTTGGGGAGTTGCTATTGGAAATAATGATATTACGAGAGGCCACCTTAGTAAAGAGACGAAACTATGGCGTCCAAGTGTTTTAGAGGAAGCAGCAGAAACGCTTGAAGGTGGAAGTATTGTTGTTGATCATGAAAATCAAAAGGCCCGTGAAGTAGTTGGCGAAATCACGGATTCAATGTACGATGATGAGATGGGAGTTATCTTTCGTGGGTTGATGGATGATAGTGAACTAGCTCAGAAAATTGATCATGAATGGCTTGAGGTTTCCCCCCGTATAATTCATTCTAAAGATCATGAAGAGATAAAAGGAGTGAAAATTCCTGAATATATTGAGGAATTTCAAAATTTATCTGTTGTAAATCAAGGTGCTGCTGGCTCTAACGAAATTCATCTTGGAGAGCCTGAAGAACTTTCTGTTGAGGAATTACAAGAATCTTTTGAAGAAGACATTTCTGCTGAGTTTCAACTTCCACTCGATTCAAAGGAGGTAGAAGAGTTACAGGAAGAAATCAATTTTGCTCGTTGGATGTATGATAATCCGGAAGGGGCCGAAGGAGCTAGCCAACGATTCGGTTGCTCTGGTTATCATGAACGCGAGGTGAATGGACAAATATGGTATATGCCTTGTAAAGATAGAGACAATTTTATTGAAAATGTGAAGGAAGAAATCGAGGATATGTCTGAAGCGGAAGAACTTCAGTTATCTGAGGCGAGAACACCTTCATACGATGATACGGAAACTAAATCATGGGGCGATATCCCGGCTGATACTTTGAGTTATTGGACGGATGCTCTAGATTATGACGCGGAACAGGTTGATGATCTTACACAGGATCAGAAAAATGAAATAGCACAACATACGCTTCTCGGAGATCCGCAGGCTGATAATGTTCGGGAACTTCGGTTTTTCCCTGTTGTGAATGCACGGACAGAAGATCTCAATCGGGGAGCATTAGAGGCTGTTCGTGGTGGCCGTGGACAGGAAGCTGATATTTCTGAGAGTGCTTGGGAGAGTGCGGCTAGTGAAGCTGGTCGTCTTCTTGAGGAAGAATTTGGTTCTGATGTTCCCGATGTTGAAGAATTGGCAACTCATGATAAAGATAGTGAGGAAATGAGACGTATTGCAAGCCAATTAGCTTCCCAAACGGCTATGACTAAATCTGAATCCTTATCTCTTGTCCGATCTTTCACTCCATCTGGTTTTGCTGATATCGGTATATTGGCAAAAGCTATTTCGAACGCTCTTGGAGTTGACCGAGATAGGATGGAACGGGTTATGGATAAAATGTCTGAACAAAGCAGTGTTATCGAACTGCAAGAGGGAGAAGAACTATCTTCCCTTGCAAATTCGGTATCTTCCCACGAAGGATTTGAGGATGTTGATGCTGATGATGTTATGAGTGCTTTTGATGATCTTCGTGAATCTTCGGAAACTGAGCAAACTAATGATTCTGGTAGTTTGCTAAACAAAATTGTGTAATTTGATCACGTGATTCCTTCAAAGTGTGTTAGCAAGGATGATGATCGGTGGAAATCGAACTAAACTAAAGTGATTATATATGACTGATGGAATTGATGAAGAAGTTCTTGAGCGTCTTGAAGCGGAAGCAAAGGTTGCGGATGCTGATGCTGAGGAACTGACGATTGCGGTTGAATCGGAAATTGAACAGAAAGAGACTGAAGTTGAGGAACTTCAGGAAGAGGTTGAAGAGAAGGAAGCTGAAGTTGAGGAACTTCAGAATCTTGTTGAGAGCAAGGATGAAGAAATTGAAACGATGAAAGAAGATCTAGATGAAGTTTCTGAGCGGTATGCTGAGGAACTTGCTCAGGACAGTGATGTTCTTGATGCAGAAGACTTTAAGGAACGGTTTGATTTTGAAGAGCTTCAGGAAAAGTATGAGGCTCTGATGGAGTCGTCTAGTGAACCTTCTCCTGATTCGGGAGATCCGGGCGCTGGTTTCCAGAGTCCTGAAGGTGGTGAGGGTGAGGAAACTAACGAATCCAACCTAACGGAGAAGGAAGAGCTTGCTGCTGAAGCATTCCGACAGCGGGCTAAGAAGAGCGGAAATGAATATTGGAATGATATTGCGGATGAAATCGAGCAGGAAGGCTCGGAATAAATATTTGGTGATTTAAATGACTAATAATCTCGATGCAGGAGATGTTGCGTACCGTCCCGGTGACACTGTTACTCTAGATGCTGGTAGTAACACTGTCAATAAGGGAGATGCAGTAACGTTTGATGCTAGTGCAGATCTTGCTCAGTGTTCGGCAAATGATGATAATCTTGTCGGTGTTGCTCTAGAGGGTGCTGAAGGTGATGGACAGACGAGTGTTCATGTTGTGGGTCTTGTTGTTGCTGTGAATGCTGATGGAGATATCAATGCTGGCGATACTCTAATTCCTTCCGGATCTACGAATGGGCATTTCATTGCTCATACTGGAGGTATGTATATTACTAATGATGATTCGGGAGCTAACGATATCGCCGCGAACCATCCGATTGCTATGGAAGATGCAACTGATGGTGACGTGATGCTTGCTATCTTCCGGTAAATAATTTAGGTGAATTTAAATGGTTAACATTACTACTTCTGACGTTTTGACGGAACAGCGAATTCGGCGTGTTATTGAGGAAGAGCGGGAATATCCGCTTATTTTCAATGACATGTTCCGAAGGATTACTATGCCGGATGACTATGCATCGAAAACGATGGAGATTCCGGAAGATGACGGTCTTATGAGTCAGCCTCAGCGGGTTGGTGAAGGGTCTGAATTCCCCCGAACGGAAGAGGACTACAGCACCACGCCCGTCACGGTGAAGAAGCACGGGTTTGAGGTTGCAATTACGTGGGAGGCAACTCAGTTTTCGGTCTTCGATACTCTCGCACAACAGACGGAAAAAGCGGCTCGTCGGTTCAACGAGTATATTAACGAGCTAGCTTTCAATGTTGTTTCGAATGCGAGTAACCAGCACGCTGATTCGCCGGTCACTCCGTCTGATATTAGTGGTTCGGAATTCGGATATGAACTTGCGACCTATGCGAAGAAAGTTCTGAAAGATGATCAGGTTAATCCTGATATGATGGTCGTAAACACGGAAGGAGAACATGTTCTCCTGAATTCCAATAATTTCCAGCGAGCATCGGATCTTGGTGATGAGGTGACTCGTGAGGGAGCTATTGGCCGTTTCGCTGGTCTAGATGTTATGGTTGATAATTCGGGCCTTATGGCTTCGGACACGGCTGAAGCGTATCTTGTTGATACGAATGAGTACGGTTATGAGGTTGTGAAGGAAGATATTGCGACTGATGAGTACGAGGATAATTCCCGTCAGGCTCAGATCGTTCAGTGGTTTACCATGCGGGAATGGTTGGCTATTGAGCCTAACGCGCTCATCAAAATGGAGCCGTAATATCAGTTAAATAAACTTCCATCTATCTATTATGGCAGAATTATCATTATCTTTATCGGAGGAAGAATTGATTGATGAAGTGAGAGATGCATTGGCAGGGATAGATGGAAGTAAAATCCCGGACGGTACTATCATTCAGACGGCAGAACGATTTATTGTCCCTCTGTTGAATGATATTACTGGAACACTTACAGCAGCGGATGATCAGAACGATTTTGATAATGCTGTAATAGCTTGGACGGCTGAAATGTCTTTTGGCGCTTGGTTAACTTTTACTCGTCTTAGAGATAGAGAAGTTGAAATTTTTATAGATTCTAAACAATATAAGAATAATCTTAAAAAGAAAACAAACTATGCTCTGAGAATGTTGGATACTTCTCGCCCGCCTGAAATTCCAAACCATGTTGTTACTATCAAACATGATGGAGTGAACAGGACAGTTGACTTACAGCAAGTTTGGGAGTATGAATAATGACTTTAGCTGAAATGGGCGCGAAAACCATGATCGGTCAGTTTGGAGAGGAAGTGACAGTCACTTCTATGGATTATGAATCACCGGATGATTCTGATGATCCCATTTTCTTCGACTCTTCTGGTACTGAAGGATCATCTGAAACATACACTGTCCGTCTATATACATCTCCATCACAAGAAATGATGGAAGATTATGGTTTTGAACAGGACGCGGATTCGATGATGTATTCAACTGAAAATATAGCTACAAGAGGCGATAAAGTCACATATGAAGCTGGAAGTTATAGTTGGATCGTGAATAGAATCGCTACGAATCAGATTGGAGAAGGTCCGTATATGTATATCTACTCTATGGAACTTCTATGAGCGATTTTCAGGTTGAAATGGTCGGTGATACTCCGGATGATATAGCTAATCGGCTTGAAAAACTTGGATCTTCTGGAAGGAGAAGAACTAATGCTGCTCTCCGTGAAACAGCAGAGGAAATAAAAGAAGAATTAGAATCAACTTCTCCAGTTGATACGGGAGAGTATCAAGCTTCTTGGTATATTGTTCCTATTGATTATGATGAAGTATGGATATTGA